ACCACAAGATGGCAAACCCAAAATATATCACTGGACGGAGGGTGGTCCTTGGTTCGTGGACAACTACTTCGAATGCGAATATGCAGATCTTTGGAAGAAAGAAGTTATTAATCTTTTTTCTAAATGATAGAAAAAATTAATCATAATCATTTATTATTAAACCCAAAGCATATCTATGTTAGACACATTATTGACCAAAAGGTATATGATGTACTATATGAAAATTGGAATAATTTAAAACATTTTAGATGGAAAAACTTTATTGAAAATTATAACTTAAATTTAAAATTTTATAACGATTTACATGAAATCAATGACGATCATCAACAAAGGTACAAGGGTTTTTGGTTTTTTAAAGATCGTATTGACAAACGTAAAACAAAAATTATCATTAGCGATAAGAAAGAATATCAATATTGGCCTAATGTTCTATTAATTGTCGAAAATAACACCAAGGTTCAATTTACTAGTGATAAAATAGATACAAATATGTTTAAGCCTTGCATAACTATTAAATTTACAGACAGCCAATTGAAACTGTTAGATAATTTTTTTAGAATATAACACATCCACCTGTTTTGGTTCACAAACGTGTTCTGCAATGATTTTATGATAGGTAAAACCAATGGTCTTCATGTAATTTGTCATTTCCTCTAAGCTGGGTAAGTCATTGACTTTTTTTATATTAACTTCATTAAGTATGTAATCTGCTTTCTTAAAAATGTCTTCACTACCTTTCATTATCAACAGCTCACTGCCTTGGACATCTTGTTTAATAAAATCATATCGTTGATTTCCTACAACAGATTCTAAAGTTACCATTTGACGTTTATCTATTTTTTTGTTGTTTGAGGGAAAAATACTAGCGCCTTTGGTATATCCAACTTTGTTTATGTATACGTCAACTTCGCGATGTTTGTCTCCTAATAATGCTATGTGATATTCGTTAGATATATTTTTTAAAAACTGTTCATGTTTAGGCCCTGCTTCGATGCAGGTATAATAGGAGTCTGGCCAAAAAGTTTTACAGTTTTTTGTCCAAAAACCATTCCAAGCACCCAGATCTAATATTCGTTTTGGAGTATATCCTTTATCGGCAAGATTTGTTTTTAGCCAGTTGTATTGCTCTTCCATTATAATAATCTAATATTTTTTAGTATTGATACAGCAGTGCCATTGTCATACTCCTCTGGTGTAAATTGTTGATAACAAAGGCTGTTAAACCATTCTGTGGGATCAACCCATTTGGGATTTTCAATAAATCTCAAATCTGTATTTGCTATAGGTTCTGCAAAACTTTTTGTATGACAGAACACAGGAACACCTTGTGCTATTGCCTCCACAGCACTGATAGAACAACTAGTCACACAGGCCCAGGCATCTTTGAGCTGTTCTTCGATAGGAACGTCTGCCACTGCTGGACCACTGGTTCCGTTTTTTCTGGGTTTGTCTCTCCATACAACAGGTCTATCTGTGTAGTCTTGTATCTCACCGGTAATGTGTACGTGCCAATCATTCCAGTCGATATAATTCTGTATTGTGTAACTGCTGGGACAAACTAAAATATGTTTGCCTGATTTTTTTCTTTCTTTTATGTTGATATTAAATTTTTTAAATCTATCCGATGGACAATCTTTGATCAAAGGTACGTGAATATTATTTTTAGCAATACGCCAATAGTGATTGTCTGATTTCAAATTACGATTATCAAATCTTCCAAAGTATGGAGTATCTGTAAACCAATAATTCAACGACTGCTGTTCTATTTTTTTTACTAGATCTAAATTTCGATTCACAAATCCCCAGAACATAGAGTCAGCGGGTGGCTGTTCGTTGACTGCGTTATTCCTTATTTCTACTTCACTGGGCCAGGTTTTTTCTATGCCTCTAAACACTTCCCAACACTTGCTTTTTGGATTATTCTGCGGTGCGTAAATTGTTAACATCTATAAATTCAATCAACTGCTCTGCCCACTGTTTGTGCCCATCTGTGCTTGGATGTGGATCTTGTGGACTCACAATTTGGTTATTTTTAATTATGTAATTGTAGTGAGAATCATTTATGTTGAAGTATCTTCTTGTGTTTATTCTGCCCAATAAAGCGTTCAAATCTCCCGTATTTTTAACGATATCAATGGGCAACGAGTTATACATCACATAAGGAATATCATGATTTTCAAAGTAGTTTTGTAGATCTAACACGTGATTCAACCATCGCATTGTGCCTGTTTGTTCTATGTCCCAGCCCGGCTGAGCATCTATAAATCTCAATTGTTCTCCAATTTTCCAAGTGCGCCAAGTAAGTTCTGTTCCAGATATTCTACCTTTTTTCCATCCGTCGTTGGTCACGTAATCCATTCTGTGTGTGCTTGAAAATCCTATAACAGCAAAAACATTTTCTTTGGAGTTGGTTTCAAACCAGTGTTTGGTTGTAAAACATAATCTGTCGTTGCCTCGACCCCCCATGGCAAGATTGTGTAATTCCATACCATAGTGTTCAGCAATAATTTTAGAAGTAAATGTATCAACACCGTCTTTTGGACGAGTGGTAAGAAAACTGCAACCATTAGAAAAGAGTTTGAACATGACTATATTTTATAGTATAATTAACTGAATTACAATGATTGTTAAACCTATTTCTGACATAAATTTTTTTCTAGAAAAGTTTGGGCATACAGATCCACGTTCTGGTTATGTTGTGCGTTGGCACGAAAAACAACAACAAGATACATTTTTCTCCCCGTATACTTTTGTTGGTAATTTTTACAACTGCACTGTACATAGTACACCGCCTCTATTAATAACAGAAGAAAAACAAATGGTCACAGACCACGTGTGGCCACTACTTTGGCAAGTTAAACACAAACCACAAAAAACACACTCGTTGTGGAGAGAATGGGGAAATAATATAAATTTAAATATTCCAACTGTTTCTAAAAATTTTAATGACGAAAATACTTACATCTGGATGCCCATTGACGAGCAGTCTTGTAATAATCCTTGGCACGTGTGGATAGATATAATTTCTAAGTTGAGATTGATATCTCTCAAAAGAGAAAAACATATATTAGATTATGTTTACATATTTCCTTGTATTGGAGAATATTTAACAAATGTATTAAAAGAAATTTATCCTAAGATGAAATATTATGTTATGCCAAAAAATTGTTCATGGCAATTTAAAAATTTATTAGTACCAAGCATGTCAAATCATCTCGACGGAGAAACACAACCGGAATCTATTAATTGGTTGCGAGATCAGAAAAAAAATTCTATAGAAGAATGTGGACCTTCTAAAAAAATTGTTATTACAAGATCGGACGCATCAAGTCGCCGACTTTCAAACCAACAGGAGTTACTTTTGGCGTTGGTAGGGTTCGAACCAATTGAGTTATCTAAACACACAATAAAACAACAAATGCAGATATGTCATGAGGCCACACATATAGTTTCAACACACGGTGCAGGACTGGTTAATTTATTATGGGCACAATCGGGCACAAAAGTGGTCGAAATAACACATGATTTATACAATAAAAAAGTTTATCCAATCCTCAGTTATCATTGTGGTCATAATCATAAAATATTAATAGGAGAAAAAGTTGATTTACATCATGAAAAAAAAATATCCGGAATAAAGAAAAAAAATGACGGAAACATAAAGATAAACATAAATGAGGTGCTGAAATTATTATGACAAATTATCTAAGTACTACAAACAGACAAGTAACAGAAAAATATATTGAATTTTTTAAAAAAGGTATTCCAAATTCTCAAATAGAAAATTACGAAACAATATTAAAGAAAAAAGATATATCATCTATAACATTTTTTGGAATATTAAGAGGAACCAACATACTTTACGAGTATTGTATTAATAATAATATTCCTTTCTATTACATGGATAGACCTTATTGGGGGGAGAGTAGAATGGATCCTTTTTGGTTAAGAATAGTTAAAAACGGCCATGTTAAAAATGTCATCGATCAACGATTCGAAGATAGATTTAAAAGCACATGTTCGTGGAATATAGATCCTTATCATAAAAATGGTAAAAAAATATTAATTTGTCCGCCCACCGAATCGATTAGTGTTTTTTTCAAATGTGAAGATTGGTTGAAAAAAACTTTAACCAAATTAAAACAACACACGGATAAAGAAATGATTATAAGAGACAAACCGTATAATCCATCGGCAATGATCGACGAAAACGGAATAATACGTACAGGAAAAAACACCACCACAATCGATAAAGAAAAAATAAACTGGAGAGAAATACACGCCGTGGTGACTTTTAATAGTTCAATTACACTTAAAGCACTTGCCAATGGAGTTCCGGTATTTTGTGATAAAAATAATTGTGCTTTTCCTATCGCAGAGAACGATTTTTCAAAAATTGAAACCCCTCGATACGAAGATCCCAGACCTTTATTTTATAGTTTGTCATATGGACAATTTAATAAAACAGAAATGGAAAACGGATTTGCATGGAGTATATTAAATGGACGTTGAAATATTTAGAAGAACAGTAAAAGATAGAAAAAGGGGAGCCAGTTGGAAATTATTAGAAGACATGGGGAGAGGTATACGTGCTTGTGGAGACAACCCCATTTTTATAAACAAAGATAAAGAAGGTCCTACGGAACAAGGAGAAATGACTCCAACAACTCCTATTTCCTGTATGTTTGGGTATGGTGGAACAAATCAAAGGCATCACACGAAAGGTAGGAGATTAGAACTTGTTGAAAATGCCAAGTCCAGGGGTTCTTACGTTATAACTTTCGATGGGGGGGTTCTTTCAAGTTTTGGAAATACAATAACCCACCCCCAGCATCACTGGAGGGTAAGTCTTTATTCACCCATGAACAATGGAGATTTTTTATCAGATAACTCCCCACCAGATCGTTGGAATATGATGTGTAAACTTTGGAATATAAAGTATCAACCATGGAGAAAGTCAAATAAAGAAGATCCAATTGTTTTTGTGCTTCAACCAGCAGACAACTGGTCTATGAACGAATTAGATCCCATTGAATGGTTTAAATCGGTATATGATAAAATTAGACCATTGACGGACCGACCCTTTATTGCGAGACCTCATCCAAATCACATGGCACAAATGGAAAAAAGAAAATCGGAATTTCCTTCGGACGTTAATTTAGTTATAGGTCCCACTATATTCTCCGGAGACAACAAGAAATTTTATAGATTTAATTTTCAAGACATGATCAGTAATGCCCACGCTGTAATTACACATAATTCGACTGCAAGTGTAGATAGTTGTATAAGAGGTATTCCAACTTTTTGTACATCGGATCTTGCACTTTGTTGGCCCGTAGCAAATAATGATTTAACTAAAATTGAATCACCCGAGATTCCAGACAGAACTCAATGGGTTTACGACTTAGGTTACAAAATGTGGAGTACGGAAGAAATTAAAAATGGGACTGTGTTTAAAAGATTTAAAAAAAAATTAGGATTGTAATGAAATATCAAAGGTTTAAAATAATTAAAGAAGAATTACAAAATTGTTCATCTTTAATATTAAGTTTTCCTAGAAGTGGCAGAACCTGGATGAGGTTTGTTTTAGGACATTATATTGAACGATATTATAATGTTCCATTTACAAAATTTCTAGAAAGACCAAGAGGAAATGGTGCTCCACAAATTAGTATGAGACACGATTTCATGAGCACAACCGGTCATATTCCATGGAGTGACTATTTTGAAATACAAAAAAATAAAAAATTTATTTTTACTAATGAAATCAAAAATAAAAAAATTGTGTATCTTTTTAGAAACCCTTTGGATGTATTGTTTTCCTATTGGCCTTATCTGCAGAGCATACCATACGATAATTTTAAATGTAAAAATTATGATAACATCGTTGAGTTTGCAAAGGACCCAGATTGGGGATTGCAAATAATTATAAATTTTATGAACGAAATGATATTACATTTTAATAATCATCGGTCGCCAAAATTAGCAATAACATACGAAGCAATGAAAAATGACGAAAACACTTGGAAAAAATTAATAGAGTTTACTTGTAAAAACTTTGATCAGAAAGCCTACGAGTATGCAAAAAGTTTAACTAGTTTTCAAAAAATGCAAAAGAAGAACGATTCTTCCAAACCAAAAAATCTTCATTTTTATCGTAAAGGTGGTAGTAATTATATTAGCGAACTGCCAACATATCAGCAGGAATTACTTAATAATTGGCCGGGACTAAAAGAGTTAACTGTAAAAATAAAAAACTTAAATATAGATATACAAAAATGAAAATCAAAATTGTAACATCATATAAACCGGGTACCTGGAGCAAATATGCTGAAAAATGTGTACGTAGCGTGATAGAAAATTGGCCCGATGGTATAGCGGTCAATGTATATCACGAAGGTCCGCAGGAAGAAACTAAAAATTTTATGTCTCCTAGATTGAAATGGATTGATCTCCATGAGGTACAGCCAGAACTAGTTAAATTTAAACAACGTCATAAGAACGATCCTGTGGCCAACGGAGAATTACAACAAATCCCAAACGGTGTCAGACGGTTGCCAGAAGCAGGAGGCATGGACCGAGGCAAGGGGTCTTATTTGTGGGACTCTGTCAGATTTTCAAACAAAGTTTTTTGTGTCACACACGCCATTAAAGAATCTATCAAAAAAGAATACGATTACATAATATGGCTAGACGCCGACACATACACATTTAGACCAATGCCAAGAAATTTTTTAGAATCTCTTTTACCAGATACTACTATGTTAACTTATCTGGGAAGAGAAAATCCTAATTTAAAAGATGGTGGAAAATATCCGGAATGTGGGTTTGTGGGGTATAATCTGCGACACTGGGACATACAAAATTTTGCACGTGATTGGGAGCAACTATACATCACCGACAAGGTGTTTAATCTTTTAGAATGGCATGATTCATATGTTTTTTGGCATTTGTCAAAATGGTACAGGCGATACAAAAACATAAAAGTGAATGATATCGGTTACTGGAAAGGAGTCAAAGGTCATCATGTTTTTGTTAATTCAGAACTGGGATTGTATATTGATCATATGAAAGGTAAAAGAAAAAAAATAGGTAGTAGTGCTAAAAATGATTTTCGACCACAGCAATTAGATGCTACAAAAAATATATCACAACTAGATTATTGGTCTAAAGTGCCTCCGGAATTAAAATGAAAATAGCAGTATTTCCTGATTATGGTAGTTTAAATTCAGAACCAGTTTTCAAAGCATTCATAGAAAACTTGAGGTACAAAAACGAAAATTTCGTACTTAATAAATTTGATAATACGTGTGACGTGGCTGTAATTTGGTCTGTGTTGTGGCAAGGACGCATGGAACAAAATAAAAAAGTTTGGGATTTTTTTAAGGAAAATAATAAACCTGTAGTAGTTCTCGAGGTGGGCGGTATTAAAAGAAATGTAACTTGGAAAATAGGAATAAATGGCATTAATAGAGATGCCGACTTTGCCAATCAAACAGTTAATGAAAAAAGATGGTCAAAATTTAACATAGAATTAAAACCATGGAAACAAACAGGAAATATAATTGTGATTTGCGGACAGCACGACAACAGTGAACAATGGAACGGTCTTCCTAAAATGTCAAAATGGATTGAAAATCAAATTTTAGAGATAAGAAAATTCTCTGACAAACCAATATTAGTTCGTCCTCATCCTAGAAATATTATTAATTTTAATGAAAAAAAATTTAGTGATGTAAGAGTTAAAATTCCACAGAGAGATTGGTCCACCTACGACGATACCGATTTTAAGAAAACTCTAACCTCAACCTGGGCTGTGGTAAATCATTCGTCAAATCCGGCAATGGAATCAATTTTTAATGGCATACCGGTTTTTGTCTCAGAATCAAGTCTTTGCTACGATGTTGGAAATTCTTCTCTTACAGAAATTATAAAACCGAGAATGCCTAATAGACACTCGTGGGTGGAAAAGTTATCTTATACAGAATGGTCAATTAGCGAAATCAGAGAAGGGGAACCGTGGAAAAGAATTAGAGAAAGGTTGCTTGAAAAATATATAAAATAAATGTCAATAGTTATACACAATACTAAAAAACACACTATAAAAAGAGTGGAACCCATAGAGTGGGAACCTTATACTGGCGAAACCATTATCTTAAAAACAATTATTCGAGGCGGTAAAAAAATTCAGGAGACTGCTTTTTACGAGGACAAGGTTAAAGCAATACCGCGAGGCAATGCTTACATTATTGGTAACGGTCCATCTAGGAAGGGATTTGATCTTTCTCTTTTGAAACCAACCGGACAGATATATGGCTGTAATGCCTTATATAGAGATTTTATCCCGGATTATTTGTTTAGTGTAGATCGTTTTATTTCAGAACAAATTGTAAAAGATAAGGTTTATGAAAAATGTGTTTGTTATGCTCCGTCATTAGAAGTATCTCGTTCAAATCATGCATTAAATTTAATTCCTAAAAATCCCCATTGGATATCTGGAAACGCCGCATTATGGACTGCGTTAGTACACGGACATAAAAATTTATTTTTACTAGGCATGGATTTTCGAGAATACGGTAAAAACCAACTTAATAATATCTATCAAGGTACAGAGTTCTATGGCGAAAGAACAGGGAGCGATGTTTTCGAAGGATGGTTAACACAATTTAGAACAATGATAAAACAACGTCCTTATTGTCATTTTACAGTAGTTCACGACGATCCTCCCGAATACATGCGACACTTGCAATCGGGTGATGATTTAAAAAATACCTCTTTAATGAACTACGAAGAATTTAAAAAGAAAGTTTTAGGCCTAGACTCTTGAAACGATTGCGCCAGCGATAGAAGTTGGCATTGTGATTGGAGTAGATATCTCGATCAACGGTCATTTGATACAAGTGAACCATTTCGTGTGCCAGTGTTTCGATAAAATCTTTCCATGTTTCATATTTGGTTCGCAATTCGATCTTGAAAGTAACTGCTGGGTTTGGTAGTTGATCCACAGGCAGTGCTCGTTCGTTAACTGATTTTACTTTCCTTGCGTCCCATAAACAGAAACACTGTCCCCAACAGTCTTTTAGCCTGCGAAGTTCTATTTCTGGCATTGTCAAACGACTGTCGAATATTCCTTTGTTCAGTATGTTGAACCAGCTCTGTGCCTGTGCCACTGTGGGTCTGAAATTTTTAACATCTGCACGTTTTACCAACGCCTGCTTGACCTGGAAGCGAACTTTCTTCACTGCTTTGACTGACATCTTTCTCTGTTTCTTGCTTTTCATAAAGTACGCACATAACGGTGGTTGACAATATTACCATTTGTGTTATACTGTAATTATCTAAAAACACCATGGTTAAAACTACACATAATTCAATCACCACGATAGAGCAGGCCGTACAGATTCTAGCCTATAACGAGCACTTTTGGGAGGATTTCAAGGTGCATCCAATGGACCGCAAAACAGTGACCAGCCTAGCTGATGCTCCATATGCCTGGACCGAGAAACAAGGTAAATTGGCTGTGTCACTACTCAAAAGATATCACACATTATTTCAAAAATATAATATTGACCTTACAAAATTATTGAATAATCCTGTATTTAACAGACCGTTTAGAGTTATCGATTATGAAAAATCTATAGAAAAATATGAAGATGACGATGGAGAATGGATAGAATTTAAATTTCCATATAATGAAAAATTAATTAGACTTGTGAGGAATCTTAAAAACAAAAAAACTCAAACATTAGTTCCGATGATCTATGACGGTGAACAAAAAAAATGGAAAATTTCTTGCACCGAGATCACTGTATATTTTTGTGTTTTAATTGCTATTCGTTATGATTTTAAGTTTATAACTCCGGAATTATTAGATTTGTATGAAGAAATTAAAAAAGAAAAAATTTCTTATCGCCCTCCTATAATTGTTTTAAAAGAAAATAAATTACGCATCGAAAATGCAACAGAAAGTTTAACAGACTGGTGGCATAATAATTATGCCGATAAATCTTTTTTACATCAATGCGATATTCTAAAAAATTTAGAGATAGATAATATGGTCAATTTTACTATAACCAAAACAAGTACTCTTGCTGATAGAATAGCCATAAACAAAAATAAGGAAATCTATGTGGATAGAGATAGTTGGTCTAAAAAAGATTTTTTAAATGCTTTGTTAAAACTCGATAGTTTACCAGCATTGGTGACCACAGGGTCTGAATTTACTTCATTTAAAGACATAGACGAATTATATGATTGGTATCAGGCGTTTGAATCTGTGGGAATAAAACCTTGCGAAGTTGCTTGGGGATATACCATGGAAGACGCTCCAAATTGGAAAAGAGAAAAAAATAAGGATAATGTGTTTTATTCGGATCCTTATCCGTTGGAAATGCCCGAGCATGAACGAGAAAAACTCTACGACCGATGGTGCGATTTACAAGTTAATTCAAAATCATCTAAATATATAGACGAGCATACTAAAATTATTTTTGTAAGAACTAAAATACCAAGAACATTAATTAAAGCAAAAATTCCTATTAAAAGTTCTTTTACCATGTTTGATTCAAGTTATTGGCCAAGCGGAACAGAAACTTTAGGAAGAGTACTTGAAAATCTTCCAAAAAGAGTTTATTATGTTAGTAAATCAAAAGCATGGTTAGGTGACAATAAAAATGAGTTCCTGTAAACTAGTTATAAAAGATGAAGTAAATGTAAAGTTTGAAGATTTGTCTTTGGATCATCGCAAAAGATTACATACTAAATTTAAATTTGAGATTCCTTATGCAAGACATTTGCCCGCAGTAAAGTTAGGACGCTGGGATGGCAAAATTAGTTTTTTTGGATTGGGAGGTACTACATACCTAGCATTAGTGGATCAAGTACTTCCTATATTAGAAGATGCAGGAGTGTATGTAGAACTTGTAGATGAAAGAACTAAGCACGACTTTGAATTTAAATTGATAGATAAAAATTATCTTAGTGATATTACCTGGCCAAGCACACACCCTTGCTCTGGTCAACCTATAGAACTTAGAGATTATCAAGTCGAGATCATAAACAAATTTATTGAAAATCCTCAATGTATACAAGAGATTGCGACGGGAGCAGGCAAAACAATTATTACTGCGGCTCTTTGTAAATTAGTTGAAAATTATGGGAGAACACTGACCATAGTTCCAAATAAAAGTCTAGTAACACAAACCGAAGACGACTTTATCGCTTGTAATCTCGATGTAGGAGTTTACTATGGTGATAGAAAAGAATTAGGTAGACAAAATACTATTGCAACTTGGCAATCATTAAACGTATTAGAAAAAAGAAGTAAAGACGATCACACAACTGAATTTTTAGAAGCCATACAAGATATTAATACAATTATTGTAGACGAGGTTCACATGGCTAAAGCAGATGTTCTCAAAAAAATGTTAACAGGGCCATTTGCTCATTGCGGAATACGTTGGGGTTTGACCGGTACGGTACCTAAAGCAGATTTTGAATTCTACGGCTTAAGATGTTCTATAGGTGAAGTTGTAAACAAAATTCCTGCCAAACAATTACAAGACAAGGGTGTCTTGGCACAATGCAATGTAAATGTCTTGCAAACACAGGACCACCCCGAGTTTAAAAACTATCAAGAAGAATTAAAATGGCTGACAACAGATTCTGTAAGGATGGGATGGATCGCCGATACAATAGAACATATTGCTTCTTCGGGTAATACATTAATATTAGTCGACAGGATTTCAGCAGGAGAAATGTTAGAACAAAAAATAAAAAATTCGGTATTTATATCAGGGTCAACCAAAAATTTAGATAGAAAGGAGCACTATGATGAAGTATCTACTGCAAAAAATAAAGTTATCATTGCCACATATGGAGTTGCCAGTGTTGGCATTAATATTCCTAGGATTTTTAATCTTGTTCTCATAGAACCAGGAAAATCCTTTGTGAGGGTTATACAATCTATAGGGCGAGGAATTCGTAAAGCAGAAGACAAGGACAATGTTCAGATATGGGATATTACCAGTTCCTGTAAATTTGCAAAAAGACATCTAGGACAAAGAAAAAAGTTTTACAAAGAGGCTAATTATCCGTATAATATAGAAAAAATAGATTATGAAAATCCTTACACTCGATAACGAAACATATACATTAGAAAAAATACCCGAATACGTAGATGATAATTTACGTTTTGCGGTCTTGGATAACTCCAACCCAATAGATCCAGACTACTATTTTGTTCCGTTAATATTTTTAGAAAGTTTTTCTGCACCTGCGGCAGTATTGCAAATTGGGGATAAAAAAATAAAAATGCCATTGGATTGGAAAATGATTATTGGAGATCCCGAAGAGGGAGAATTATATGTGATACCTATCACTAGTTTGAACGATCGAGGATTTGAAACTTTCTTGTTTAATCCCATTACTGGTTCAAAGCCAGAATTTAAAGTTGTAGATATCGTAGATATCTATCAAGAAATAAAATGGTATTTTCCTAAACTTAAATCAGGACAAATACTTGCAATACCACTGGAAGAAGGCAAAAATCCTCAGTGTGCTTATTTTGTTAAGGATATTTCAAGACAATCAGAAATATTAGATTATAGTTTGGTATGGTAGAAAAAAAAGATAATAGAAAATTTTTTGAACTGCGTAATGGAATGAAAGCCATCGATTTCCGTAACAAGGATTATTACGATAGAATTGATGATAAGGAAAGAAGTCTTTATTCTCCTTACATGATAATGAGGTATGCAAGTTCTGTTTCCGGCGATCGTTTCTATCAGGAACACTATGTAGAAATGATTAACGAGTGTGTGAACAAACACTTGTTTACACTTTCCAGCAAACATAAAAAACTATGTTGGATGCTAACTTCTATGTGTGGCTCTCTTAAACAACAGTTTCATCCATGGGTAAAACCAATGAAAAAAATTCCAAACAAAAGCCTACAATTATTGCAAGAACTGTTTCCAACAAAAAAAGAACAAGATCTTGAAATATTGGATAAAATTATTACAGATAAAGAATTAGAAGAACTGTTAGAGGCACATGGAAAACAATCTTAATACCTGCACATATTGTAATAAAAGTTTTCAAAAAGAAAGAACTTTACAAGTTCACGTATGCGAACCAAAAAGAAGACACTTACAAAAAAATGAAAAATGGGTAAAAAACGGGTTTTTAGTTTTTCAAAGATGGTACGAGATACATCAAAAAAACGGAAAACAAAAAACATATGACGAGTTTTGTGATAGTTCATATTACAATGCTTTTGTAAAGTTTGGAAGATATATGATGTATATCAATCCTTTATATCCAGAAAAATATATTGATTATGTAATATTATCAAAGATAAAATTAGATCATTGGGCAAGGGACGATCTATACGAGACGTATCTCATTGACACATTAAAAACCGAACCAGTAGAATCTGCATTACGTAGATCTATACAGACCATGATGGATTGGGCACAAGAACAAAATGTACAATGGGCAGATTATTTTAGATTGGTCAATACTCCTAGAGCAGTTCAACATATTCAATCTGGAAAAATATCACCATGGCTGGTATTGGGTTGTAAAGCAGGTAAAACTATGTTAACGTCATTTACCGACGAACAATTACAAATGGTTCAAGGATTTATTGATCCTAATTTTTGGAACAATAAATTTAAAAATTATCCGGCAGATGTTTTGTTTGTACAGGAAACAGCAAAGGAGGCCAAAATTGTATAAAGAAAAATTTGATGACAGTTTAGAAATACAACCAGGAGATAGTGTTTTGGTCATAGGAAAAAACGGTAAACTTAAAAAATTAATCATGCCCGAAATAAAAAAAAATATACCACATACTGCGGGAACCGAAAAAGTTTTAGAAATATTAAAAATATTTGATCCCGATGCCGAATTAGAAACTTTTGAAAATGTTGATAAAAAAATTATAAATTAATGCCTGATATAGATATAGATTTTTACGATCGAGAACAAGCACTTAAACTTTTTAAGAACATACCTGCATCAATTATTAAGGACAACGAAAGCGAAAAACACAATACCGGTGTTTATTTTCATGATATTCCAACAGATCCTATCACAGGTTATTCTAGCCTAGACTATAAACAGGCAGAGGAGCGAGGATATTTTAAAATTGATTGTTTGAATGTTAATATCTATAAAGACATAAAATCAGAAATAGAACTTGTTGAACTCATGATACAAGAGCCAGACTGGGACATGCTAAAAGACAAGTCGATTGTAGACCAACTATTTCATCTTAATGGTCACTACGATATTGTTTCAAAATTAGAACCAAAAACTATACAACAACTTGCGGCAGTGTTAGCAATTATACGACCGGCCAAAAGAAATCTTTTATATAAAGATTGGATTGATATAGAAAAAAAAGTATGGGAACGTCCCAAGGACGATTCTTATTTTTTTAAGAAATCTCATGCCGTGGCCTATGCCCAAGCGATAGTGGTACAAATGAATATCATGACAAGACAGAAAAAATGATAAATAGTTTTTTAGTGTACACGTCAGAAAACAACAATGCTAAAAAACCACTTCATAAAACAGTAGATCTTTCCACTTCCACAAACACCTATCTAGACGTTGAGATGATCAAGATATTTGAACAGAGTATAGAAGAAGATTGTCCTTATTTGATACAGTTAGATAACAGTGATTGGTCTGAATGGGTCAAAAGAAGAAGGCAGTATTGGGAAGAAGAAAAAAGAGTCAGTGTCACTTACCACAATCTAAGTCGCAGTATATACGTCGTGCCTATGCGGTAGGTCTTCGCATCAGTTGAATTGTTCTTCTCTTGATTCTTTTTTTCGCTATTTCATCTAGGCGGACTACTGGTCCATGAACTATTTTTACATCTTTACTAGCAAGTGTGACTAATGTAGATTTAAAATAAGAAAAATCATTTTTTAAGAATATGTTGATTGGAATTTTTCTATTAGATTCCCACCACCATGTTTCTCCAAGTTTTAAAAAAGTTATTTTATCAGCAGGTTGCATGATTCTTCCATAATCATAAAAACTAATCACCTGGTTATCCTGATTCTGTACAATACCCACGTATTCGAGGTCTCCTTTACGTATGAGAGATAAAAATGGGAATTTTTTTCCTAATGTTTCAAAAATTTCATTCATGTGTTTCCAATAAATACTGTTAAATATGTACTATGCAAACAGTATCAAGGTATTTACTCACAAATTTGGTAATCGCCTATATAAATGGTTATACAGGAAGGAATTCTAAAGTGTACGATAGACAATTAAAAGTATATAAGGGTGTTTCTAATCCTATCACATTTGCGTTTAAAAATGAGGATCAAAAAGCCCAGGATATAACCTCAAAAACATTTGAATTTAACATAATTGACATAGAATCAATGAAGTCTGTATTAACTAGAAATTTAACTATTTTAGATGACGGATCAACAACAAATACCAAAGGAACTGCTATTGTAACCATATCAGAAGGAGACTTACTGTTACTTGATTCAAAATTTTACAATTATAGCGTAAGAGAAATTAATGCCGACAACAGTCAAACTGTAACGTATAGCGATACATCTTACAATTCGCAAGGAACGTTAGAGTTAATCGACGATGCATATCCACAGTTTCAGGCTAGTCAAAATATTAACTCATTTACAGTAACTACAGGGCCATTAACAAAAACATCCGGAGCCATCGATGCATATCCCGGAAATAATAATAATTCTGCCCTACACACTGCGGTAATCTACACAACTGGGTTTACTGGTAGAGTAAAGATACAAGGTACGATGGTAACAACGTCACCGGTAGACGCTGATTACTTTGACATAACAAATATTGACATAACTGCATCTGATACTGTAACATACACAAACTTCAATGGGGTTTATCAAAATATCAGATTCAGTTACGGTAATACAAGTGGTAATACTGGCACAGTTGACAAAATCCTATATAGACATTAAAATACATTAATGAATCTAATCCAGAGTACAATTCTGAATTCGTTGCCTGCTGGCAAGAAAAAAACTCCCAGCGGATGGACTAGTTTCAATGCTCCTTGTTGTGTATACAATGGAGAATCACAAGACAAGAAAAAAAGAGGAGGTATAATGACCACCGCCGACGGTACATTAAGTTATCATTGTTTTAACTGCGGTTATAAAGCAAATTATACTATTGGTAGAAAATTAAATTTTAAGATGAGACAGTTCATGGGATGGATTGGTATCTCCGAAGAAACTATACGTAAACTTTCCTTAGAGGCGATGCGTTACGAGGAGGCTGGTAATACTCACGAGAAAAAAAGATTTGTTGAGTTTAAAGAAAAACCTCTGCCGAAGAATTCTCATAGATTAGATTACTGGTTGGAAAAATATCTTAAAAAAGATCTAACAGATACACAATATAATAAAATAGATCAATTATTAAATTATCTCAAATCTAGAGGAGTTGAGCCACACTGGTACAATTTTTATTACTCACCAGACCAAACATCAAATTTTGATAGAAGAATTATTATTCCTTTTTATTGGAGAGGAAATCTTGTAGGATATACAGGAAGATTATTTGATACACGTAATAAAGAAATAAAATATTGGACAGAAACACAACCCGGCTATGTGTTTAACATGGATGTTCAGGATTGGTCTCGTAAATTTGTTCTGGTAACAGAAGGACCATTTGATGCACTTACCATTTCTGGTGTAAGCATATTGGGCTCAGAGATAAATGATATACAAAGAGAACTCATTGATGGACTTGGTAGAAAGGTGATTGTTGTACCAGATAGAGATACACCCGGAGAAAAATTGATAGACCAAGCAATAGAATTTGGATGGAGTGTGGCATTTCCAGAATGGCAAAAAGGTGTTGATGATGTGGCGGATGCTGTGTTAAAATATGGAAGATTGTTTGTGATGCAAAGCATATTAAAAACGACCGAATCAAGTAAACTAAAGATCGATTTAAAGAGAAAAATTTATGGCTGATTATAGTTTTGACGTACAAAAGTTGTATCTAGAAATGTTTCTGGCAGATGCAGAATCTTTCGCCCGAGCACAAAACATTTTTGAACCTACAAGTTTTGATAGAAAACTACAACCGATCGCTAAGTTTGTAAAAGAGTATTCTGAAGAGTATAAGGTTATGCCGGATGTTGACCAGGTCAACGCCAAACACGACATCAAATTAAAATCGGCAAAGGATCTAGATCCATCACACTTTAGTTGGCTGTTAGATGAATTTGAAACATTCTCAAGACACAAGGCCATGGAGAAAGCGATACTCGAATCTGCTGATTTGTTAGAGAAAGGTGATTATAACCCTGTTGAGGACAAAATCAAGGCCGCAGTTGGTATAAGTTTAACTAAAGATTTAGGAACAGACTATTTCGAAGATCCCAGAGGTAGATTGGAGGCATTAAAAAACTCTAATGGTCAAGTCAGCACAGGATGGACCAACGTTGATAAGAAACTTTACGGTGGATTCAATCGTGGTGAACTAAACATATTTGCTGGTGGATCAGGAGCAGGAAAGAGTTTATTCCTACAGAATCTAGCAGTCAACTGGGCAACCGCTGGGTTGAACTGTGTATATATCTCATTCGAATTAAGCGAGGCATTGTGTGCAATGCGTTTAGATTCCATGATGGCAAATATATCAACAAGACAAGTTATGAAAGATATTGACACGGTTGAAATGAAAATCAAAATGTTAGCAAAGAAAGCCGGAGGCATTCAAATTAAATATCTTCCTTCCGGTAGCAATGTTAACGACATAAAAGCATATGTCAAAGAATTACAATTGAAACAAAAGAAAAAAATCGACTGTATCTTGATAGATTATCTGGACCTTATGATGCCGAAAAGCAAACGTGTAAGTCCAGCAGATTTATTCATTAAGGACAAATATGTTTCAGAAGAATTAAGAAACTTTGCCACTGAGTCACAAATGATAATGGCAACAGCGTCACAATTAAACAGGGCAAGTGTAGAGGAGATAGAATTTGATCACTCTCATATAGCAGGTGGACTATCAAAGGTGCAGACAGCAGACAATGTAATTGGTATCTTTACAAGCAGGGCCATGAAAGAGCGTGGAAGATACCAAATACAATTTATGAAAACTAGAAGTAGTTCGGGGGTTGGTCAGAAAGTGGATCTAGAGTTTGATGTGGACACATTAAGAATTAGATCACTCGATGAGGAAGAAAGCCATTATCAATCAAAACCACAATCTTCAATAATGGATAGTCTCAAAACCAAAAGTAAAGTATCGTCGTCGGATAATAAAACAGATGCTAGAAATGAAAAAGAAATTAATCCTCGCAAAGGCGAAGATTTTGGCAAAGTTAAAGCCACAGTAGAGGGAGGAAAATTGAGACAACTTCTGAACGAACTACACTCAGATGAAGAACAATAAAAGTTAGTATTATCCCAACAAACTTGTATTTAGAAAAACAAGCGGAGCGCCAAAGTTCGAGAAAGCGTTAGCGTAAATTTTAAAACAGCGAAGCGTAAACAGCGTAAAGACTATTTGACCCTTTTTGTTTTTTACCATTAAGTATGTTGTTCAATTATTAAAAGTATTATATAATCAAAATATGAAAACAATTAAATCATTTAAAAGAATAGTAACCGGAATCAACGAACAGGGCAAATCAACAGTGATGTCGAATGACATTGCTGGGGGTGTTCTAGATTTTGGCGATGCCCGACCGTTCCACACACACACATACTTGTGGAAAACACGAGACGAAGAACAAGACTTTACAGGGTTCGACGATCCCATAGATTCCAATTTCAAAACATTTCCCACACCGGGAGGAACAACTTTTCTTGTTGTACAGTTCGATCCCCAAGACGACGAAGTGCTTAAAAAAATTGATCCAAAAAAAGGATTCGAAGCCATGGGTGCTGTTGATAATCTCAAGGTCAGCAGTCGACATCCTTATATGCACGCCACTCCCACTGTGGATTACGGTGTCGTACTGTCGGGCAAAATCAAACTGTTGCTGGACGAAGGTCAGGAAGAAGTGGAACTGAATCAGGGAGATGTGTTGGTGCAGAGGGGAGCATTGCACGCCTGGTACAATCCGTTTTCTGAACCTTGTGTTATTGCTTTTACTTTAGTAGACGCTAGGAAAAATTAAGCATCTCCGTGTCGACAATTCATACGCCATAATTCACGAGAATATTGTTCTTCGGTGCTGTCGATTGTTCCCTTGGCCGAGTGTAGCATGGAAATGTTATCCCATATTAAAAAATCTCGCTCTTCCCAATGATGCTCATAGATGTACTCATCCTTGATTGCGTGATCTCTTAGTTCCTCTAACAGTTTGTCTGATTCCTCTTTGCTCAATCCAAGCACCTGTTGTATGTGTCCGTACACCGAATAGATACAGTTCTCTCCGGAGATCCAGTGCGGCATTATCAAAGGATGGTATACATATCCGTCCACTCCCAAGCCCTTGAGTTCTTCTTCCGTGGGCACCGCCGCTAGTGCATAATCGGTGGCGTGCTTGTGTGCGGCCACCTTGCCCGTGGCTTTCTTTTTTAGATTGTCCGGTAGATTCTTATACGCCATGGACTGATCTGCGAATATTGTGGTCCCCCCCACTTTTGCAACGGTTATGGAATATAGAAAACTAAACGTCGGAGGACATTGTAAAAAAGATTGATCGATGTGCCAAATTTCAGGACTGAGTTGCCCTTTGGTTTTGTCGTTGTGTAACACATAGATCTCTGGATGTGTCTTGAGAGCATTCTGTTTCCATTTAGCGTGACGTACGGGTGTACCAAACTTGTTCAGTATCTCTACGAGGTCATCTGGGCTGGCCTGGAAATTTTTAAAAATCAATATCTTGTGTTTCTCCATTAGAGATATTATGTGATCAATACCTTCCACTATATCTGTTTTTGTGACGTCAAATATCTTCACACCGTATGGCAAAATGGCTTCTGTTTTCATGTGTTTTCCTTTATATTTTTATCAGTGTAAAACAACAAATAAGTACTGTATGTTGTTTACCTACTGTTATTTAAACCTTCCGACAATCCCGGAATCGATATTAGAGTCTGCTTATAGACAACTGGCACAATGCGAATCCAACGTTGGAGGATCGCAACACAAAATGGCCGCAGATACAAGAACAGTACCCGGTTATCGAGAATACCTAACGCGAACTGTTACAGACGGCTCTGGTAAAAAATTCCGTGCTCCTGGCCATCGAAGATATCGTTTGGATGACGAGTTTGATCGCTGGG